GGGCCAGGCGCGCGCCGAGCTCGCGGGCGTTGAGCTGGGCGCCGGCGGTGGCCGGGTTGGCCCCGTAGTTGACGACGCTGACGTCGCCCTTGTTCAGGTTGACCTCGAGGATGTCCAGCTGCTCGAAATCCGGGGACCACTGGCGGCGCATGATCCAGAACGCGAAGGACATCTCGTCGACGTCGCCGCGTTCCATGGCCGAGCGCAGCGTCTGCACGGTCGGCGACGCCGGGTCCAGGTCGGCCTCGGTGTACAGGCCGGTGTCGTCCTCGGACAGCCGCAGCGTGCCCGACTTGGTGCGGGCCAGGGTCATGCCCGCATGGTTGATCAGGAACGGCACGTCCGCGCCGTCGTTGAGGGTCTTCTTGAACGCGCCGGACCGGATCACCTCGGTATACGGGCCCAGCCAGTCCTGCATCTCGTAGGGGGTCTCGGTGACCGAGGCGTAGCCGGTGAACAGCAACGTCTCCCCGCCGGCGCCGTCGGGCTTGGCGCGCAGCTCCACACCACGAAACGGCATCGACCGTCGCTCGACGACACGCGGCATCTCCGCCCGCTGGCTCAGATCGGTGGTCATCACGGCTCCATTCCGGACTCGGACGCGCTCTTGGGGGTGACCGCGCCGGGGTCAGCGGTCGGGGTGTCGGTGTGCGCCGAGTTGAGCGGCGCGAACGGGTCGGCGCCCTTGCCGTCGGGATACGGTGGCCTGTCTTCCATGGCGCGGATCTCGTCGATGGTGAGCGCGGCGATGTTGCGGGCCTGCGTGTAGACGGCGTACCGGCCGGCGGTGTCGGTGCGCAGCAGCGCGTCGAGGTTGAACTTGGCCACCTGCGGCCGCGGCAGCATCGCCGACCACGCGTCCTCGAACCCACCGACCCACTCGGACAGGGTGTATTTGAGGAACCCGAGGGACTGCTGCTCGATGCCGGTTCCCCAGCTGGTGGTGCGGTCGACCTGCCCGAGCATGTGCGGCGGCACGCCGAACACCATGGCCATGTCCAGGTTCTGCGCCGCACGGGTACCCAGAAACTGCGCGTCCTCCGGGCTGATCGAGATCGGCTTGAACGTCGCGCCGCCGGTGAGGATGCCGAGGGTGTGGGAGTTGGACAGGCCGGCGTGCTTGGACTCCATGCGCTCTTTGAGCTGCCGCGCGCGGTCGTTGTCCAGGTCGCCGGGCACCTCGACGATCCCCGACATGTGGCTACCGCGGCCGAAGAACCGGGCGCCGAACTCCTGGGCGGCCAGGCCCAGCCCGATCGCCTCGCGCAACGCGGTGATCACCGACATGCCGACCGGCGACTCGGGCATACACATGCCGACCAGGTGGACCATGTCCTCCGGCGGCACGGTCTTGCGATTGACCTTGAACGTCTTGCCGCCGTCGTCGTCCAGACCGACGCCGACCCGGTCGGGGTGCAGGACCTGCATCCGGGTCGGCCGCAGCAGGTAGTCCCGAGCGGTGATCAGCGCGTAGGCGTTACCCCGCAACAACAGGGACACCATCATCTGCGAGATCCCCTTGCGGCGACTGGGGAATCGCACGTTGTTCGCGCCGCCGAACGGGTCGGAGATGATCGGCGGCGGGGGCTCCAGGGTCTTGCGGATCTGGTAGCCGTCGACGTCCATCATCCGCACCGCGTCCAGCGGCAGGCCGGACAGCGCGGTGGACAGGATCCGCACGCACGCCCACACCGCGCCCAGCTGCATCGCGGTGTCCTCGGTGACCGGCACCCCCGACGAGGTGTAGGCGGCCAGGCTGCCGTTGGACGGGATCGCCCACGGGTCACCCGCACCCGAGGGCAGGTAGACCCGCTGCTGCTCCGGGCCGGACCGGGCGAACGCGCGGCGGACGATCGTCACGACGTGGCCACCCCAGCCGCCTCGGCCGCCGGCGCGGCAGGCCTGCGCCGCGCCCAGCCAGCGAGCCTCGCCCAGGGAACGCGGGCGAGCACCTGGGCCGGCGACGGCACGATTGCGCCGTCGAGGGCCTGGCCGATCAGCAGCAGCGCGCAGCCGGCCACGACCAGCCCGAGCCATGGCGCGATCAGCCAGCCGGCCGCGACGAACGCCGCCAGGCCGGCCAGCTCGACGACGGTCGACAGCACCGTGCCGCGCCGGCGGCCGGCCGCGATGTGCTCGTCCTCGTGCTCGTCCATGGCCACCCCTTTCCGCTCCTATTCGCCGGCATCGAGCGCGGCGGCGGTGTGTTCGTCCAGGTCGCCGAGGTGCTCACGGCGGATGAGCGAGGCCTTGACGCCGCCGAAGAGCACCCCGACGTCGTGACCGGGAACCCACCCGGTGAACCACTCCCGCAGCCGAGCGGCTTCGTCCATGGAGATCTCGGCGGGGACGGTCACGATGAACACATCGCCCGGCCGGACCTGCACCCGCGCGAGCTCGGCCAGTTCGACGATCGCCGGCTCCGGCGGCGCGCCGGGCGTCTGTAGCAGTGCGATCACGTCGGCCTGCTGGGCGTCCAGCTCGACGTCGACGAGCTCCAGCGTCGCCCGGGTGTAGCGGCCGGCCTCGGCGGTCCAGGTGATCTTGGTGACGTTGGTCAGCTGGACGTCGTCGACGTAGATCCGTGCCAGCTCGGCGGCCGGGTGCTCGCTGACGATCCGAACTCGAGGGCCGGGCCGGCTCGGCTGGCCGCTCACGGCTGCTGGCCTTCCCGGTACCGGGCGAGCACCGCGTCAGGGCTGTTGTCCGGAGCCCGCGTGCCCAGCCGCCTCTGAACGACTGCGGGGCTGTCATACCGTGCCGGTGCGGACTGCCCGGTCGCTGCGCACGCGTTGGCCGGTAGCGGGTCGCCGCTGTTGTGCGGCACGAACCACAACGCGTTCCCGTCGATCTCGACCAGACCACCGACCGGCCATGTTGCCGGCCTCGGGTCTTGGCCTTCCGGCACGGCGATGCGGTCGAGCTCGTAGTCGACGACCAGCGCGCCACACCAGGCGCACCGCTGGCGCAGTTGCGCGCCGACCTGCACATCGTTGCCCGCGATGTGGACGATCGAGCCTCGCTGACCGGCTCGGTTCACTGGGGCCGGCCGCGCTTGCGGGGTATCCGGCACGGTCAGCCCTCGGCCTTCGGGACCGCGACGTCCTTGGCCAGCGGCAGCCACAGCTGACGCACGCTGATCGTCAGGCTGAGGCTGTGCGGGTCGTTGTGGCCGCTGGCCTCGACGAGGAACCCGGCCTCGTGGTCGGGGCTGAGGCTGGTCGGCGGCGTGGCCAGCACCTCGCGTTCGAGGAACGACTTCACGGTCAGGCCGAGGTCGTTGTTCACGGCGATGGCGTCGAGCTGGGCCTTGACCTGCTCGGCCGTGCCGGCCGCGGTGAATCCGAAACTCATGCTCCGTTCCTCCCTACAGCTCGTCCCAGGGGATGAAGGTCGCCTCGGGCTTGCGTTCGGGGATCTGGCACGCGCGGTCCAGACCCATGATCGCGGTGACCGCGAGGTCGATCTTGTTGGGACTGTTCTTGGTGGCCTTGGCGACCTGGCCGCCGCGGCTGGACATCTTCAGCACCGCGTTGCCGATGTGCCGGCGTAGCCGCGGGTCGCCGGACTGCGTGAACGCCTGGTTGGTCACGCCCTCGTAGAACCGCTGCGTCGCGGGGATCATCCGCGCCGGGCTCTGCGGGTACTCGACGACCGGCAGGCCCTCGGCTTCCAGGATCTGGTAGGAGCGGGCGAACCGGGCCGGGTCGACCACGATCTCGCGGACCTCCCACCGGGTGCACGCCGCGCGGATCGCGTCCTCGACGTCGAGGATCGGCACCGTCCACTCGGGATCATCCGTTGGGCGTTCCCACAGCCGCACGACGTCGATGTGCGGCTTGAGCGGCTCCGCCAGCAATACGCCGGCGCGGTCATGGGTCTGCGGGCAGGCCACGACCGTCAGGCCGGTGCTGTCGTTGTTGTAGCTGCCGTCGAACGACAGCACGACCGGGTCGCCGTCGGCGATCACCCGCTCGGCGTCGATCAGCCGGTCCCAGGCGCCGTCCGGCAGCCACGGGAGCATGGAGTTGACCCAGATGTTCTGCCGCTTGGTCTTGAAGTCCGCCTCCGGCATCTTCTTGCAGGCGGCCATCATCTTGTCCAGGTGCAGGAAGTCGCCCAGCGCCGGGTTAGCCCCGGCCCAGAACTTCGGGTCGCGGTGGTTGAACCCGCGCTGGTGCTGGTTGGTGGCGTAGATCCGGGCGCCGTAGCGGGCGTCGACGATCTCGCCGGTGCGGATCTTCTCGGCGTAGTCGTGCTGGGCCTTGCACACCGAGGTCTGGCCGGTGGTGTCGGTCATCACGCCGAACGTGCTGATCGCGACGATCAGGGGCTGCTCGCGGGTGTCGCTGCCCTGGTTCATGACGTTCCACAGCTCCCAGTTGGGCTGTGCGTGCAGCTCGTCGAACAGCACCCGCGACGGGTTGAGGCCCTCCTTGGTGAACGCCTCCGACGACAGTGCCCTGTAGACGGATCCGCCGGCGGGGTACTCGATGGCGTCCTTGTAGACCTTGAACAGGCCGCCCCGCTTGGCGTCGAGGTCCTCGCTGGACTCCACGGCCTTGCGGACCTCGCCGAACACGATCTTGGCCTGGTCCTTGTCCGCGGCGCAGGAGTAGACCTCGGCGCCGGGCTCGTCGAGCAGCCCGTCGATGGCCAGACCCGAGCCGAGCAACGACTTGCTGTTCTTTCTGGGCAGCAGGACCAGGTACGTCCAGTAGATCCGCATCCCGTGCTCGTCGAGCCGGAGCATGTCGCAGACCAGGTCGCCCTGCCACATCCGCAGCCGCATCGGCTGACCGGCCAGCGGGCCTTTGGTCAGCTTGACGTAGGTCTGGATCAAATCGCAGGTCAGCAGCCCGTCGGTGTTGGCGTCGGTCCACCGGGTCCGCTCCGGCTCCCACAGCTCCGGCCCGCGGGGCAGCTTGGCCGGCCACCGCGCCGGCGAGCCGCGCGGCAGCCGGACCCCGTCACCGATATCAGTTGCCGCCCGCAGACCGCTTCGGGCGGGCAGCACGCTGGGCAGCAGCACCTCGGCCGCGGGCCTCGGCGCGGCGGGCGAGGATCTCCTCGAGGGGCGACGCGCCGCGCTGCTTACCGACCTTGATGCCGAGCCGGCCGCCGTCGGAGGGGTTGAAACCACAGAGCCCCTCCCACTTCGTGATCTGCACTTCCAGCGTGCGCAGCATCGACACGGCCGGGTGCGCGACCAGGCCGCCGCGCTGCCCCTTGACGAACGGGCCGTCCTCGTCGAGCGCCGAGCGCAGGTGGGCCTCTTCGACGTAGGCGCGGCACAGCCGGACGATGATGTGCCGGTCGCGCTGGATCGACAGCCAGGTCTTGCCCTGCGTCCACAGCTCGCGCCAGGCGGTGGCGCCGATGTCGGCCTCGCAGATCTCGCACCGCGGCAGCGGGGCCTCGCCGGGCGGCGGCCGCCACCGGGCGGCGTCCGGGGAGTCCAGGCCGGACTCGTCCTCGTCGAGCGGGCTGGTCCGGGCGAAGCTGCACAGTGCCGCCTTGTCCGAGGTGACCAGGTCGGCCGGCGGATCCGGCACGCCGTCGGCGGTGGGCAGCTCGACGACCGTCTCGGGCAGCTTGCGGCCGCCGGAGTCGCGCCCGGGCGCGCGGCCGGTGCGTTCCTTCTGCTCGACCGGCTTGGGTGGGCGTCCGCCTGGCATGGCCACCCCCCGGTTCTCTCGGGCCGCCGGTCCGGCCACGCCCGGACGAAGGTCCATTGTGGACAGTCGCGGTCGGTGATCAGGCCCGGTGTGATCAAAAAATGGTGATCTAGCGGCAGTTTTGAGCGCGTGCGCGCGAGGCGGGCGGCCGGGTCCGGGCTAGATGATCACTGCGAGATATACCCACCCCCGGTATGCGGCTGGGTGGGTGCCCACCCGGAGTGTGTCACACCGCGTCACCGGTGCCGCCGAGGGGCGCCGTAGCCGGCGTGTCGCGGACTGCCGGCCCGCCGGCGGCCGGCTCGCTGGCCGCCGGCGCGGGCTGGCTGGCCGCTGGGCTGGGCCTGGCCGTCGGCCTGCCGCTCACGCTTGGCCGAGTTGCAGGACCGGCACAGCACCGCGAGGTTGTGCCGCTCGTTGCTGCCGCCGGCGGCCAGCGGCACCACGTGGTCGGCGGTCAGGTCGGTGGCCTGGTGGGCCGGCCGCTGCCAGCCTGGGCACCAGTCGCCGTAGCGGCCGCGGTGCTCGGCCACGATCTGGGCGGCCAGGCGTTGGTAGGCCGAGTCGTAGCCGCGTGCGGTGGCCGAGCCGCGGCCCGCACTGTGTGCGCGTTCCCAGCGTTCCTGACAGGAATCGCAGCGGGACCTATTGCAGTGCAAGGTCGAGCAGTCCAGACACGGACGTAGGGGCACGACTTCGCCCCCTTGCCGTGAGGTGGGTGCGAGGGCTGCGTGGCGCCCTCCACCCTTCGGGCGGCCGCGGCACGTCCACGCCAGCCTGGCCTAAAGGGGTAGATCGAGGGGTACGGCCGGCGGCCAGGGCGTGTACGCCTGGGCCGTCCAGACACTGTATCGGCGCTTCCGCCGGCCGTTCGATGGGCAGAGCTCACGCCCACCGACAGCGTTGCACCCTGCTGACCTGCGCGTCAAGCAACGTGATCACGCTCGGCGCGTCGGTCCAGGTAGGACACGATCTCGCCGAGGTCGTAGCCGTCGGCGGTGCGGGTGATGTGCCCACGGTGCACCCACGAGCGCAGCGTCGCCGGCGCGATGGTGTGGCCAGACTGGCGCAGCGCGAGCAGCGCCAGCCGGGCCGGAACTCGCTTCGTCACAGCGGGAACCTTCCCTGGTCAGAACGGTGGTTCCCACGGATCATCTGCTTGCACGGGAACGCGGCGGCGCCACAGGCGGCTCCACCATTCCTTGACTCGGCGAACGAGGAGATCCCAACGCGTCGGATCGCACGCGCGACAGCCGGCGTCGCTGCAGGCGTAGCAGTCGGGTTCTTCCTTCGGTGGTCCCCACGGATCGTCGAAGGGGTCGTAGTCCGGGGCACGGTCTGGCTCGTCGCCGTCGTCCTCGTCGACGAGGAAGCGGTCTTCGTG